TGCCGGCTCCGCTGATAGCGACAGCTGCGAACAGGCCAAGTTCCGGTGACCATGCGATAGAAAACCAACGGTTGTCGGCTGCGCTGGTTCTGGACGTCCATGTGATACCGTCTGGGCTGGTCATCACTCGGTTGCCGGTTCCGCTGTCGGAAACCGCTGCGAACAGGCCGAGTTCTGGTGACCATGTGACGGACCGCCAACGGTTGTTGACTGCGCTGGTGCTGGTCAGCCACGCGTTTGACGTGACATGGTTTCGCTGCACCACGTTCCACGGTCGAATGCCATTTTGGACCTTTTTGAATACCGCTCTGCCACTTTTAGACTTGATTACCAAAGCTTCTTCAAAGGTTGGCCCAGTTTTGATGCTAAAGTCGTTATTGCCCAGTAAGCCCATAAGAGCTTGGGTGGCAAACCCCTGTTGAAATGTAAAGGAAGCGTCATTGCCAACCAAGTTTTTGTTGAACACCTGGGCGATACTGGTGCCAGAGTTGAACAGGATATTGGTGCCGAAGAAAGCAAGTCCGTTGGTCGCATCGGCAGAAGCCCCACCAATACCAACCCCAAATTCATTGACCTCGAAGTTGGCAGAGGCACCATCAATAGTGACTTGAAACTTGCTGCTGGCGTCCTCGTTTTCGGCGTCCACCGCAATCTCATACGTGGCACCGTTGGTTTGGAGCAAAGTATAGCCAGTGATGTCGGTGTCATTGAACCGGATAGACGGAGTGGCCTCTTCCAGCACAACGTTGCCCGTAAACGTGCCGCCAGCCGAAGACATAAAGCCCGTGCCCAGAATACCCCCGATAGCCGACCAGCCAGCTTGGTAGAAGTAGATTTCCGCCTCGTCTTCGATCCAGCAGACCCAGCCGTTATTCGGGGGGAAGAAAATCCAGCCATCGCCGTCATAGGTGGCCACCTGGTTCTCTTTGCCAAGCCAGCTGCCTGTGGCAGAGCCGCCAACAATGTAGCTGTCTCCCAGCGTAGGACTGCCAGGAGGTGCAGACAGGTCCTTGTCCAGCACGGCAAGTTGAACCAGAGTATCCAGAGTAAACAGAGCCTCGTTAAAGGTCACATGCTTCTGGGACTGACTGGCGGTCATTTCCGGAATGAGTAGCTTGGTAGTGGTCATCTTACAATCGTCTCCTCTGCTGGAATGCCGCGCCCAACAGCCGAGCTCATCTGATAGACCCTATACTTGATAGAGGTCGTCTGAGCGGAGCCAAAGTCAGTCACCTGCATTGCGTCAGTGTAAGTATATGCCGGCGTTGCAAGGCCTGTAACCTCGCGAACGACGGTCGAACCGTTGAGAATTTCAAGCTCATACTCCTCAACTTCTTCGTTGAGGGGCACGCTAGCCAGTTCCCACGGATCGCCATCAAAGCGAGTGCGGCGGAGCCAGCTAATGGCAATGTTATTGTCCACGTCCAAGTTCCATTTGGCTTTCAGCTGGGTCGGAGCATAGGGCTTCTTCGCCATGGCTTCGTGCGTGAAGCTGGTTTCCAAGTAGGCAGCATCATCGTCCACAGATTTGTAGGCGCTGCCGAACCGAAGGTCGTGGGGCACATCGCGGTCGCCTGCAGTGAGAGGCAGGTAAGGCGCCGAAGACGGGTTAATAGAAAACTGGTTTTCCAAGTAGACAAATGGGTTGCCAACAGAGAAAGTATCTTCGTGCATAACCCATTCAGTGCCAAGCTGTCCACGAATGAGGTCTGACAGAACATAGTCCCCATTGCCATCGAGAGTGGCCGTCTTGTATTGGAACAACTCCCAGTGCCCGCTATCATTCTGCATTGCACAAATATGATCGCCATTGAGGATACGAACATCATTGTCCTCAGAGGGCAAGGTGCCGCCCAGCAGACTTACGGTGATCGTTTGGTTCCTAAGCCACACGCCCGTTTTGCCCGTGCCGACTGCAGACGCCAAGTTGCCCATCACATTTTCGAGGTTCAAGCTGCGAGCAAGCAACCAGTCCTGCGTGGCAGTTGGGTCCTCGTCCTTGTAGACAGCAACGGTGCCAGGCCAGGGAGATGCAAAAGCTGCCAGTCTCGGCGACCAGTGAGACGGTTCATTACCCGAATAGAGCGGAATGTCCAGAACGTAAAGCTCAGGGAAGCCGGGCACTTGAGTAACAATGCCAGACTTGGTTTGTGGCGGATAGACTGGCAGCTGATACAGGCTGAGGTCAAACGACTGGAAAGACAACTCGCGGAACTCGCCAGTATCAATGGAGCTGATACGAGCTTGGCCCACACGATTGCCAATCGGGAATGTGATGCCATCACCTGGGTCAAGTCTGAAAAATGAAGGCGGCAAGTTCAGTGCACCACTCTCACGAGCAACCCAAGCTTGGTGCAGAATACTGTCTGCAAGCCCTTTAACATAGTCCGGAGCCAGCGACTGAGGCAGACGAATGGACGACACTTCCTTATTGGTGGTTTGGTGACGCTTGGCATCCAGCGAAGAGACCTCGTAGTCGTTGTCCGCATCAATGAAGTCCACAATGATGCTCTTGGGCAATTCCGTGTCTTGGGTGCGGGTAATCGTGAACCCAAGAGGGTCACTGTCAGAGGAGACAAAATCATCTGTAACCAGGGCAGTGAGGCTGGTTGTCGATTTGAGGGCAAACTTAACCTTGCCCTCGCTTTCAAAGGCATCGAATTGGAAGCCAGTCATCAGAGACGCAATGGCATCACGAGGGGCCATAAGCCCATCGATAAAGTAGCCTTTCACAAGACCTTGGGTGCCGTTCAGCCGCTCAGTGTCAACGTCCGTTATGCCGACTTCGGCACAGAGCCGCTCAACCAGGCGAGGGAGCGCTGGATAAGCAATTCGGCCTGTCATCCAGTGCCCGTAACGCCATAACGCCCCGTCACTCCAGACGTCGAGACGATTGGGGTAGTCTGGATAAGGGCGAGCATCCCAGCACCAAATGAACATGTTGTCAATGTCCAGCATACCCGAAGGAGAGTTGTCACGCCAGTATTGGAGCATGGCTTCCGCGTAGACCCGCGAGATATACTCATCCTGCCGTCCGTTAGAGTAATGCGGGAAGAAGCTCTCAGAAGACTTGGGATCATAGAAGACGTTGGGTTGGTTTGTGCCCTTGTCTACGCAGGGGCAGCCAAACTCAGTGAACCAAATGGGCTTGGTGCTTGGAGTGTATGCCGTCGGAGAACCACTTTCTGTTCCGCCAGGGCGGTTGTAATGGTCATTGCTCCACCAGTTGCGAATGTCCTTCTGACGGAATACCCATGGCTTGCCGGAGTCGTCAGTAATGGGCGTGCGCGTTTGGCTATCCCGATCAGCAGGACTAGCATAGAACCAGTCGTAAAATTCACCGCCTTCGATATTTGACTTGAGGTAGTCTATGTTGTGGGGAGTTACAACCCCGTTGTCCGCGTCATAGTCCAAATGCGAAGAACCATCCCGCCAATCAGAGACAGGCAGGTAGTTATCAATCGCAATAAAGTCAATGTTTGCGTCTTCCCAAAGTGGATCAAGATGGAAGTATACATCATTGGAGCCATCAGACGGGCGGTGAGAATGGTATTCCGACCAGTCTGCAGCATACGACACCTGGGTTCCACTGCCCACAATACCTTTGACCGTAGCCGCCAGGGTCTTCAGTCGGCTTACCGCAGGATAGGTTCCGGCAGCCGATCTGATGGTCGTTGTGCCCACCATCTCAGTGCCAATAATGAATGCGTCAACTCCGCCAGCATCGTCGCAAAGCTGGGCATAGTGCTCAACCATGCGGTTGAAGCCCCAAGTTTTCGTGAAGAAATCAGTGACCTGTGTGCCTGCGGCGGCAGTCTTATCGACTGACCCGGCAAAGCCCGCCGCCGGGCTACAGGTGATCCTGCCGCGCCAGGGGAAGACTGGTTGACCGACATCGGCTGCGTTGTCGCTATACGGATCAGGCAGCGTGTTACCCTCTTCCACGTGCATGAACACGAAGGGATAAAACACGACCCTATGCCCACGTGCTTTCAGCCATCGAATGGCCTCAACCACAACGTCGTCTGAAGGCGTTCCGCCATAAACCGGGTTGCCCTCGTCGTCTCGGCCCACTTCAGGGATCGCAGCGTCAGAGCGGACAAAACCATCAACGTTCCATTCGCGAGGAGTGACAACGCCATTCCTGTTTTTGAACTCAACGTAGGGCTTAATTTCGCATTCGCCAATACGGAGGTCGTCCCCAAACCAGCCGACTACCAGCATGACTGCGTCCAGATTAGGTTGGAACAGTTCGAGCTGGGTCATGGAGCGGACGAAATCAGTATCGCCCTGCTGGTTGTGCATATTCATGAACTTGGCTGGAATTTTGTCCCCGTCACGCGAAGGCAGGCCAATGCTGTCGCCGATTTGGTTGGTAAACGAATTGCCGGGAAAGAAATTGTCCAAAATGTTGTTGGAGGCGTTCTGAACAGTATAGACGTCTGTCCCATAAATGAACTCACCAGAGGCAGGGATCAAGCAGAACGAACGGCCAATGTTGGAGATGTCATTGGGATCAGGCGTTTCAATGGGTGAGATAATCTCGGCTGTTACCTGAGGGATACGGTTGCTATAGTCCGTTAGGACAAAGTCCTCAAAGACAATGTAGGTTGTGCCACGGAAGCCGGGAGTATTGTCAGCGCCTTCTACGCCCTGAATAACAGCGTCGGGCGACTGGGTTTCAGTGCCCTGGTAGAACGTGGTGGAAACGAGGGACAAGTCAACCTCTTTGCCGTCCATCCAGAGACGCCCAAGTTGAACACGCCTATTGCCCTCGCCGAAGGCCACGGCAAAGGATGCAGTATAGGTGTAGGTAGTGGTTTCAACCTTCTGGCCACCTCCGCCTTTACCACCAACTTTCTCTGTTTCAGTAGTCTTGGTTTCTTTGAAGCGGGAAGACCAGATGAGGTTGCCACCAACTCTCATGATACCATACAGTCGGCCCACCACCGCTCCTTCGGTGGATTGCATGACCGTGATTTCTTGAAGTCGAGGACCTTCGTTCCTGATCGCCGGCGTGAGAGCGGCGATAATCATGCTGTCCACAATACCACCAACAAAGGCACCAATCGAACCGCCAATGGACGCTGCAGTCAGGGTGGCGCCAAGGACGGAGATACCCCCGCCAATACCAGTGCCAATCGCCGTGCCTACAAGTCCAAGGGCAAGAGTAGCCATGCTTTAGTCCTCAATATCAGGAAACTTGAAGGCCGCAACAACCTTAGGCTCCCACCTTTCACCCAGGGTCACCTCATAGACCTCGCGGCCGCTATGGGAATGAACCATCTCCGTTTCTGTGGTCATTATGCCGCAATGCCATGCCACCAGCTTAGGATGGGTTCTGAACACCAAAACGACAGCGGGCCCACGTGTCTCAACGGGGGCCTCGACCAAGTAATGTCTTGCTGCCTCAAGCATGGTCTCTTGCCCAGAAGTTTTGCGAGGTGGCCGGCTCCGATAGCTTGGAGCTTCAACCATATCGCCATAAGCCTCTGCATGAACCCCGCGGAGAAGTCCCAAGCAATCGCATCCACGACCCTTAACAGCTGTCATGTTATGATACGGTGTGCCGATCCAAGAGCGAGCCAGCGTTACGATCTTTTGCGCTTGCATTTAGGGCCTCCTCAGTTAAACAGCGAGCCCCCGTCAAGGTTGTCGTCGCCAAGTTTTGGATAGAACAGCAGCATGTCCGGTCCAGGGATAAGCGGAAAGCCCCTGAAGTTGGCAATGTTGTTGAACTTCTCGTTGCAGGTCGCTGCGTCTTGCTTGCAGCCCACTGTAATGGTAAAGGTGTCTGAGATAGCGATGGTGGAAGGCATGGGCTGCCAAAGCTCAATGGTAACCACCCCGCTCGTAAAGTCATGAAGTTTGACCTCCATGCCAGCTGCATCATTGGCTCCTGCAGTCCAATTCAGCATACCGGCAGTGAACCAATCGTCGTTAAAGCCCGTCAGGCCTGTCGCGGTGAATACTCGGTTGCTGCTTACGCTGTCAACGGTGCCCGTTCCTTTATAGGTGGCGTTGTTGAGGTCTACGCCACAGCGGGCATCACCGATAATGGCATTGCAATAGCGCTGATACTTCCTACCCACTTTCTGCTGAAGGGCATTGGACAGACCGCGCATCTCTGCGGAGAACATAACCCCATGACGCTTGACTTCACCAATGAAGCCCTTGCTGCTGATATGCCTCTCAGCTACATTGCCCCAGTTCACCCAGTAGACTTCC